CGTGGCGGGTTCCATCTGAAAGATTCCCAGAGCCGGGCCACCACCTATCTGTTTCCTGTACTTACCGAGATGACTTTCCTGGGCGCAGGTACCCATCAATAACTCGATGGCCTCCTCTCGGTTCACGGTCGGATAGTTCGGTAAAGATGCAATCTTCCCTAACGTGTCAGTTATAATCTCTCTTAATTCATTCGAATTCATGTTCCATGTTTTTATTAATTCACGGGAAAGTTAAGTATAAACTTTCAATTATCAAATAAAAAGTGAACCTTTTGAGGGTTCACTTTGAAAGAACTGAAGTTAAAAGCCTTTTGGGTGGGGGATTGAAAAAGTGTTGAGGAAATGTGTGGAATACCCACCCGCAAATATATGAACGCAAATTTTAATACACCGTAAAGATATTGAAAATCGGGGTTAAATCAAAATAAAAAGGGAGGATTTTTCCTCCCTTTCACGCTAACTGATTCACATCAGGTCACACCTTTTTATCATGAATAATGAAAACCAACTCTTTGACGTCGTAAAGATAAGAGTTTCATATCAAACAAGCAACGGATTCTCACGTTGAAACTCCTGTTCGTGTTCTTACAATAATACAGGTGGTTCTTACCCTTGTAAACTTTCGAGGTCGGATCATACGGTGACACAACACCGTTCATCCAACGTAGTTCTTCCAAGTAAGTGATACATTTCTCTTCCGTGTCGAAGTAAGCCATCAACTCTATTATCGATTTGAATTCTTGTCCAAACATAACTCTTTCTTTTTCTTATGTCTAAAGATACACTTTGTTTATCTTTTATCCAACAGATCAACGATTTATGTTTCAAAAATAAGTAGAAAAATTTGTACATCCTAGAAAAATTATGTACATTTGTAAAATAGTGAGGGGAGAGACCTCACTATTGAATTTTATTATTTCATTTTAAAAAAGAAGATAATGAATTATGATAAATTTTTATCCTCGATTCTTGTCGATAAAAATAAGGACAAAG